GACATCTTGAAGGTTACATCTGAATCGGCATCCACCTTTGCTGTTGCCGTTACCATTGAAGAAGAAGGGTTGACCAGATGACATTCCTTGAACTGATCAACGATGTGTTGATTCGCCTGCGCGAAACTCAAGTCTCCACCAATGCTGAGACAGGCTACTCAACGCTGATTGGCAAATTCGTCAATGACGCCAAGCGCCAGGTGGAGGACGCCTTCTCATGGAACGTCTTGGCAACTGACATCACCGTCACCACGGTGGCGGCAACTTACCAGTATTCATTGACAGGTGCAGGGCAGAAATTCCAGGTGCTGGACGCTATCAATAGCACAGCCAACATTGGCATGACAAACATCAGCTTTGTCGAGATGAATCGCTACCAAAACTTTGCGATTATTCCAGCAGCCACTATCCCGTCAATGTACGCCTTTGAAGGCGTTGACGCCAGCGGCGACACCAAGGTGACCCTGTACCCCCGGCCTGATGCTGTTTATTCGCTACGGTTCAGCCTGGTAGTTCCGCAAGCTACCTTGGCTGCTGATGCAACAGCGGTGCTGGTGCCTGATGTGTTGGTGGCCCAGAACGCCTATGCCAGAGCATTGGCAGAGCGTGGTGAGGATGGCGGCATCAACAGCAGCGAGGCATACCAACTCTATCGAACGATGCTCTCAGATCACATTGCCCTGGAAGGCACTAGGTATCCCGAGAACCAGGAGTTTGTCGCAATATGAGTGAGCCGCTGCAAATTGCCAGCATCTCGGCGCCAGGGTTCTTTGGGCTGAATACGCAGGACTCGCCCCTGGACTTGAACCAGGGGTTTGCTCTGGTGGCAACCAACGCTGTTATTGATCAGTACGGGCGCATTGGCTCACGCCAAGGCTGGTCAAGGGTCAATGCGGCGGTGGGCAATTTGGGCGCAAACAATGTTGGCGTTATCCACGAGCTGGTGCAGTCCGATGGCACTCTGACAATCCTGTTTAGCGGCAACAACAAGCTGTTTAAGCTGGACGCCTCAAACGTAGTCACCGAGTTGACCTATGGCGGTGGCGGCACTGCACCAACCATCACAGCTAACAACTGGCACTGCACCAGCCTCAACAGCATCACCTATTTTTTCCAGACCACCTACAACGCCTTGATTTATGACCCGGCAGTCAGCACCTCAACATTTCGCAGGGTCACCGAGAAAACTGGCTATGTCGCAACAGTGCCAGATGCCGACATTTGCATCAGCGCATACGGCAGGCTCTGGGCGGCAAGCACATCAACCGACAAAACCACAGTTTTCTTTTCAGACCTGATTGCGGGTCATGTTTGGTCAACTGGCACAGCAGGTTCGCTAGATGTCAATCGGGTATGGCCCAACGGCAGCGACGAGATCACCGGGCTGGCGGCTCACAATGGTTTCCTGATCATCTTTGGCAAGCGCCAAATACTGGTGTACGCCAATGCCACCACCCCGGCCACAATGGTTCTGAGTGACACTGTTGGCGGCATTGGTTGCATTGCCCGAGACAGTATCGCCAATACGGGTAAAGATGTTTTGTTTCTCTCCAACTCTGGCGTCAGGTCATTGGCAAGAACCATCACAGAGAAATCAGCACCTCTTGGTGACTTGAGCAAGAACGTCAGAAACGATCTGATTGACTATGTGAACAGCGAAACGCTTGCGAACATCAAGGCGGCTTACAGTGAAAAGCAAGCCTTCTACCTATTGACAATGCCAGCATCATCAATGGCGTTTTGCTTTGACACCAGGACTCAACTGCAAGACGGTTCATTTAGAGTGACCACTTGGGATTCAATCAACCCAACTGCCCTTTTGTCTAAGCGCAATGGTGATTTGCTGCTGGGGAAAACTGGTTACATTGCCAAATACGACACCAATTTGGATGACACTGAAGACTACCGTTTTCTGTACTACACAAACAATGCTGACCTTGGAAACCAAAACGTCACCTCAATCCTCAAGAAATTGAAAGCAATTGTGATTGGTGGGACAAACCAATTTATTACCATCAAATGGGCATTTGATTTCAGCACAAACTACAACACGGCAAATGCCCAAATTCCAACGCAAGGGACAAGCGAATATGGCATTGCCGAGTATGGTGCAAATGCTACTGTAGTGGCCCAATACAACAGCGGCGTTGCCCTGCAAGAACTGTCAGTTCCAGCGTCAGGTCAAGGTAAAATTGTGCAAACGGGCTACGAAGCTGACATCAACGGTTCTCCCCTCTCAATTCAGAAGATTGAGATTCAATTCAAAGATGGGAAGCAAGCATGAGCGCATACAGAAAACAAGGAGATTGAAGTGTCCAATTACACACAAAGCACAAACTTTGCCACCAAGGACGCACTGACATCTGGCAATCCGCTGAAGATTGTCAAGGGCACTGAGATCAACACCGAGTATGCCAATATTGCCATTGCGGTGGCAACCAAGGCAGACCTGACAAGCCCTACGTTTACCGGGACGCTCACCGCAGTCAATGAGGTTTTGACGGGTACTTTGTCAGTTGCTGGGACAACAACTTTGTCTAGCGCCTTAAATTATGGCGGCGTCACACTCAGCAATTCAGTTACTGGCACTGGCAGCATGGTGTTGTCAACCAGCCCGACATTGACAACGCCTACATTGACAACGCCTACATTGACAACGCCAAACATTGGTACGCCATCTGCTGGTGTTTTGACGAGTTGCACCGGGTTGCCAATGACAACTGGAGTGACAGGAACCCTCCCTGTTGCCAATGGTGGTACGGGTGTCACCACCTCCACTGGTTCTGGAAACAATGTCTTGTCAACCAGCCCTGCATTAACAACGCCAAACATTGGTACGCCATCTGCTGGAGTGCTTACAAACTGCACTGGTTTGCCAGTGACCACAGGGGTAACTGGAACGCTACCTGTTGCCAATGGTGGTACTGGCGTTACGACAAGCACTGGCTCTGGCAACAACGTCCTGTCAACTAGCCCGGCATTGACAACGCCAAACATTGGTACGCCTTCCGCTGGTGTTCTAACTAGCTGCACAGGGTTACCAATGACGACAGGCGTCACAGGTACGTTGCCAGTTGCAAACGGTGGTACTGGTGTCACAGCATCCACTGGAACAACAAGTGTTGTCCTGTCTGCCAGCCCAACTTTAACCGGGACGCCTTTAGCGCCAACAGCAGCAACCTCAACTAACACAACGCAGCTTGCGACAACTGCATTTGTCCAGGCGGTGATGCAAACCTTGCACCCGGTCGGCAGCATCTACACCGCCATCATCAGCACCAACCCAGGCACCTTGTTTGGTTTCGGCACTTGGACAGCGTTTGGTGCTGGCAGGATGCTGATCAGCTTGGACAGCAGCAATGTGTTGTTTGACACTGCCGAGGAAACAGGTGGTTCTGCTAATGCTACTTTGCCAAGCCACACGCATACATTTAATGGTACTGCATTAGCAACGCATAACCATCAAATTGGTTCTAGGGACTCTACAGCTAATGATGGTGGTGGTAGCGCTCAAGAGTTTGTAAATGATTTTGGAACTGGAGGCGGTGCAGCGGCAACAACATCCTCAGTCTCTGGCGGTACGCCAGCAGGCACAAACAGCACAGAGGGCGCAAGCGCCACCAATGCCAATTATCCCCCGTTCATTGCAGTCTATATGTGGAAGCGCACTGCATGATCACGCACCATTTCAGCGATAAGTTGTACGCCAAGGAGATGCGTATTCCCGCTGACTTTGTAATCTTGAAGCATACTCATAGCTTCAGCCACTTGAGCGTGTTGGCGCAGGGCCAGGTGGCGGTGCTGAGAGGACAGGAGATTGACATCGTAAACGCCCCGGCCTGCATTGAGATCAGGGCAGGACTGACGCACGGCGTCAAGGCGATAACGGATTGTGTTTGGTTTTGCATCCACGCAACTGACGAGAAAGACCCGTCAAAAGTGGATGATGTTTTGATTGGAGTTTGATCATGCCTATTTTTGCCGCAGGCGCAACATTAGCTGGAAGTCTTATCAGTGGCAACGCTGCCGCAAACGCATCTAGAGCGCAAGCGGATGCCCAGCGTTATGCTGCTGACAAAGCCGCTGAAGAAGCTAGGTTTCGACCAGTAGGCGTCAGCGGCAGCAGGTACGGCACAACCTCCAGCCAGTATGACCCTGCAACCGGGCGAGTCTCGGGCATGAGCTACGCCCTGACGCCAGAGATGAAAGCCTACCAGGACAGGTTCCAGCGCCTGGCTGGTCAGGGTCTGACTGACGCTGAACAAGCAAGAGGAATGTTTGACCCGCTGCGAACAGCCGGGCAGCAACTGTTTGGCATGGGCCAGCGCTACCTCAACCAGCCGCAAGACCAACGCATCGGTAATATGGCTGGCGGCTATCTTGGACCGTCACAGATTGGGCAAAGGACAACAGAACTCGGCAACAGGTTCCTTGATCAGCCGCCAGGTACACAATTTTCGGATATGGCGCAGCCGTATTTGCAGCCCTCGCAATACGCAGCAGACATTGGCAGGGTTGGCAGCGCGGCTTTCAACCAACAAGATGACCCACGTTTTGCTCAACTAGGCGCAGGCTACTTGCAGCCCTCGCAAGTTTCTGGTGACATTTCTAGGCTTGGCGGTAGCTTAATCAACCAACAGGATGACCAACGCTTTGCTGAATTGGGTGCAGGCTACTTGCAGCCTTCGCAGGGCAGTCAGGCATTGACTCAACTCGGGCAGAGCTATATTGGGCAAAACCCGCAGGATGTTGAGCAGCAGTACATGAAACGCCAGATGGCGCTGCTGGCTCCAGGGCGTGAGCAGGAGAGTGCAAACCTGCAAAACCAATTGTTCCAGCAAGGCCGTGGTGGTTTGAGTGTTGGTGCTACCAGCACTGGCATGGGCGCAACAACGCCAGAACTGCAAGCTATGTACAACGCCAGGGCGCAACAGGATGCTGTTTTGGCAGCAAACGCGCAACAGGCAGGACAGCAAAGCGCAGCCTTTGGTGCTGGCTTATTGGGCCAAGGTCAACAGCTAGGCATGGCAGGCCAGCAGTTTGGTATGGGAGCCATCCAAGCAGGCCAAGGGATAAACTTAGCGCGTCAACAGGCTGGCGCTGGATTTGCAGGCCAAGGTCAGCAATTAGGCATGGCGGGTCAGCAGTTTGGTATGGGCGCTATTCAAGCAGGTCAGGGGTTGAATCAGCAGCGCCAGCAGTTTGGGCTAGGTGCCATGCAAGCAGGCCAGCAATACGGCATGGCGGGACAAGGATTCGGTGCTGATCTCTTAGCAAGGCAACAGCAAGAGAATCGGGCAGCGGCAAGTTTTGGCACTGGATTGCTAGGTCAGGGTCAGCAGTTTGGTATGGCAGGCCAAGGGTTTGGTGCTGATCTGTTGGCAAGACAGCAGGCGCTTGAGCAGCAGCGGATGCAGTTTGGCACCGGGCTGTTTGGTGCTGGAAGCGGCTTGTTTGGGCAATACAACGCAAACGTCACAGGGGCATTGCAACCGTACAACACCTATGCCGATCAAGTTCGACGCCTGGAAGAGCAAGGCATGGGGCCGCTGGAGATGAGCGCAGCCCTTGGCGGCAGGGCTATGACAGGCGGTGCTGAAGCTGGCAGGTACGGCTTGGTAGGCGCAAACGCCGCTGCCAAATCACAGCAAGAAGCCGACAAGTTTAGCCCGTTTGGTGATGCTTTTTCTGGTTTTGCCAGTGATCCAACGTTAAAAAATGCGGTGAGAAATTTGTTTGGGACTACCAACGCGCTGAACACCTCTGCATATGGCCCTGGACTCACAGGTTATAGCGGCGCTCAATATGACATCTACGGGAGGCCATCATGACTCAAATCGTTGAATCCCTGTTTGGCGTCAGTCCTGAGCGTTATCAGGAACAAAAAGATGCTGCCTTGCAAAAAGAGGCATTGGACTACGCCAAACTTGACCCTTACCAACGCGCCTCTGCTGGCATCTACGCTGGTGCCAGAGGGCTTGCCAGCGGCATTGGCAGGATGCTGGGCGGGGAAGACCCAGGGATGCGCCGGGTGACCGAGCAAGACCAGATCATTCGCAGCATCAACCTCAATGACCCCGAGACATTTGGGCCAGCGGCTCAACGTGCATCCCAGATGGGCCACACTGAGTTGGCAATGAAGATTTTGCAGGCTAGTGACGCTGCGTTTCAACGGCGCGAAAGTCAAAATATGGATGAGGCGTTTCGTCGTTATGGGGGCGCACCTGCTGTTGCGCCTGCTGCGCCTGCGCCTGCGCCTGCGCCTGTTCCTACGCAACCAAATGTAGGTTTGGGTACTACTGGTGTTCCTGGTGTGGGAATGAAATTGCCATTTGCCGACAGTCTTGCCACAAGACTTAATCCAACAACTGGTGAGGTTGAGCCAGTGCCACTAAGAGAAAATCAAGCGGCAGCGGGTCTATTTGATAAGTTAACTAAAACTTATTCACCTGCTTTTGGTACGCTTGCATTAACAGCGCCTCAAATTTTGACCCGGTTAAATAACAAACTTGCGGCTTTAACAGACAATCCGCCTGAGGGTATGACTCCGCAAATGAGGGCGGAAATGATAGCTGCTACTAAAGAAGAAATTATTGCTACTGCTGAAGGTAAGCGTGAAATGCTTACGCCTACTAATGCAATGGCTCCGCAAGCTGCACCTTCAGCAGCGCCTGCAATTGGGTTAGAAAGCAAATTGGAAAAACTAATAAGTGACAGACGAATATTTGCAAGTCAACGCCCAACTAAACCAGGTGACGTTAACAGAGTTAACAACACAATAAAAGGCATTGACGAGGAAATAAAACGGTTAACTGAATTAAATTCTCCATTAGCAAAGTTAATAAAAGACCGAGATAAATTGCCTGCTGGCGATCCACGCATTGCAATATACGATAACGCAATTAAAAAAGAATCTCAATACGCTGATAAAGAGATTACGCCGCCAGCAGTGGGTGGAGATAGGACTGCTATTGCCCAAGAGTTATACGACAAAACATTTGATAAATTAACACCGGCGCAACGGGCAGTCGTTAACAGGAAAGTAGAGGCAGAAGAGGCCAAAAGAGCACCAAAAATTGAAGTTAAGAACGTCATGCCGGGGGATAAAAACTTGGCTGATATCCCAGCGTTCAGAGCATCTGTGCAGCGCACAATTGAACCTCAACTCAAGACAATTACCGCTACTGAACAGGCGTTGACGGCGATTAACGATTCGTTAGCAACTTCAAACTTTGCGGCCTATCGTGCTGCCCAAGTTCAGTTTGCTAGAGCCATTTCTGGTGCAGGCGATCTAAGCCAAAAAGAATTAAAAGCTGCCGGTGCTGACCCAAGTTTGCTTGGCGGAACAGCAGATTATTTGTCAACTGTGTTTTCTAGCACTCCTACTGCCGACACGCAAAAGAAGATTCGCTCTACTTTGCAAGCTATACAAACTGTTGCAAGAAAGCAAGCGCAAGGAGAAGTTGACCAACAGAAGGCTATGGCATTGCGCTCACCAGGGTATAACCCAGATGCAGTTAACGAAGCCCTAAAGTTCCCTCAATTGCAAGCCGAGGCAGCGGCTAGGGCACCGATCTATGCTGTAAACCCAGATACCAAACAGCGTATCATGTCAACAGATGGCGGCTCAACTTGGTCTCCAGTGAGGTAACAGCATGGCACTACCAGCAGGATTTGTTTTAGAGCAGTCATCTACGCTCCCTCCAGGATTTTCTCTTGAAGAAAATGCGCCGCCGCCTTCAGGCGATTACCGAGTAGAAGCGTTACGAAAAGGCTTGGCGTCAACCCCAGGAATAATTGCTGGGTTGGGCGCTCTTTATGGTGAAAGTTCTGCTGGTCAAGGTTCTGGCATACCACAACTAATCCAAGCATTGCGTAATCCAAGCCCACCAGAGCCTATGCGTTCGCCTGGAGAAGTATATTCTTCAGCGCAACAGCCGGTCTATAAGAGCATTATGAGCGCGCTTGGCACCACTGGCGCCGAGCCGCAGACCGGCGGAGAGAAGATTCTAGCTGGCGGTTTACAGGCCACAACAGACCCACTTTCGTATGCGTTTCCGCCACTAGCGGCAGTTAAGCGCATGGGGATGTTTGGGCAAGCTGCTATGCGTCCTGCGGAGCAAACAATTGTTGGTAGCGGCGCAGAAGCTGGTGGCATGGGCGGTGAATATGCTGGCGGCAAAGTTGATATGCCGGGTACAGGCCGCTTTTTTGGTAGTTTGTTTGGTGGCGGCGGCGCAGCCTACGGCGCGGGGACTGCGCTTAAAGCAGGGCCATTAGGAAGCAAAGCCTATGATTTAGCCAAAGGTCAATGGGATAAAGTAAGGGGAGCAGACCCTGAAGACACGCTACTTAGAGATGTAGACAACCGCATTAGCAACATTTTTGTTGCTGCTGGTGCTGCCGACCCTAACTTTATGAAAACA